GACTCTTCAGGAAACCAGCTTAGAGGATTGTGTCACTACCTTAAGAACCCTGAATTCACAAATGAAATCATTAATGGAGATCAGCACCAACGTAATGCAGATGCTCTCTCAAGAGCCATAGGTAAGGAAGTTAGTCGTCAGACAGCTAAAGGTTTCCTATANTGTTATATGTTTGGTGGTGGTGATGCTAAGTTGGGTGAAGTATTGTGTGGTTATCGTAACCCTAAAGTAGGTAAGGTAGCNAAGGATGCATTCTCTAAAGCGATTAAAGGATTGCAGGAGCTTAAACAAAAGATTGAACGTGAGTGGGAAGAAAAGAAACTTACCCAAGGCACTGGTTGGATTCAAGGACTAGATGGAAGACCTGTCTTTGTCCCTAGTCAACACCAATGTCTAAACTACTTACTACAATCTGCAGAAGGTATTACATGCAAAGCTGCAGTAGCCTATGCTATGGATAAGATCTTAGAAGAAAAGCTAAGAGCTAAACCACGTATCTTTTATCATGATGAGATGGCATTCACAGTCACCCGATGATGCTAAACGTGTAGGAGAAATCCTAAAGGAAGCTTTCCAAGATGCACCAAAGACTTTTGGTATTGAGTGCATGGAAGGTGGGGACTACGTAATAGGAGAAAGTTATGCAGATGTCCACTGATGATGAGTTTATGAAGCTAGTCCTAGAAGAACAAGGTGATTCTTCTGAGGGTATTAAAGAGTATACTTCTGGTATTACTTTGATTGATGCTGACTCTATCCTATTTAAAGTCTGTTGCACACAAACTTCTAATAGTGGTATTCGTAAACACATTAAAGAAGAGTTACACTTTATTGATAGGGAGTGTATGTATGATCGTATTCAGATTGCAGTAAAGGGTAAGGGTAACTTCCGATACAATGTATTCTCTGATTACAAATCTAATCGTCCAGACTTAGATCCAGATCTACGTAAACGATTATCCTACGCACATGAATGGGTACTTGATAACTACCCTGCAGTGACTGCGGATGGTATGGAAGCTGATGATCTAGTGTCTATCTGGGCATGGGAAGCATTGAGTAATGAAGTACCATACATTGTAGCACATATTGACAAGGACTTAGATCAGATCCCCGGTCAACACTTCAACTTCAATAAGAAACAAATGTACAGTGTCTCTGAGAGAGATGGGTACATGAAACTTATTGAACAGTGGATTACTGGGGATAGTGCTGATGGTATTCCTGGGATTAAAGGATACGGTCCAGCCAAAGCTAAGAAGGCTATCGCTGGGGTACTACCTGAAAATCTAGAAGATTGCGTCAGGAGGCTGTACAAAAGCCTAGGGTACAGTGAAGAGTACTGTCAACAAATGTATGACTGTGTATACATGCTACAATCATGGGATGAATTATATGTACATGAACCATCGCTTAAACCTGAAACCGATATCAGCCAACAGGATGTTCTATCGGATGAAACAGAAGACAGCGGACTACAAGAACTATCAACAGGAAATTAGAGACTTAATCATCATGTCAGATGGTGATAAGTTTGAATGGCCTTTTGAGAAAGATGAACATGTATACTTCAATGTACATGTTGGTCTGTCTAATAAAGCAGCAGACTTAGATAACATCATTAAACCACTGCTGGATACATATCAATCAATGTATGAACCATTTAATGATAAGAACGTATATGGTATCTCCCTGATGAAGCAAGTTGTTTCTAGGGGAGATGAATATTTAGATGTCAGTATTATAGGAATAAATATAAATGATTCAAATGACAACGCCTAAAGATACCTACACAGTAGACTACCCACAAGCAGTAGAGTATCGCAACAAACAAGCAGCTATCTTTTGGCCCCCAGAAGAAGTTAAGGTAGGAAAAGATAAACAAGATATCTTAGTCAACATGACACCTGCAGAACGGCATGGTGTAATCACAACACTAAAACTATTTACAAAGTATGAATTAATTATTGGTGAAGAGTTCTGGTTGACTAAAGTAATGGAAGCTTTCCCTCGCCCTGAGATCCAATCAATGGCATCTTTGTTTGGAGCAATGGAGTTGTCAGTACATGCACCATTTTATGCTAAACTAAATGAGGAATTAAACCTTGCAACAGATGAGTTCTATAATTCGTACCTTGAAGACCCAGTGTTATCTAATCGAATTGAATATCTTGACAAGATACTATCTAATGAAGATCTCGCTTACTCGTTGGCTGCGTTCTCTTTCATTGAAGGTGCAGTATTATATTCAAGCTTTGCCTTTCTGAAACACTTCCAAACTAATGGTAAGAATAAGTTATTGAATGTAGTGTCTGGTATTAACTTCTCTGCTAGGGATGAAGCCCTACACTCTGAAGCTACTGGTTGGTTGTTCCAACAGTATGTGAAGGAAGCAGGGATTAATATCGATGAGTATGAAGAGAAAGTTAAAGAGATAGCAGAGGTAGTCTATGAGCATGAGAAAGCAATCATTCAAAAGATATTCTCGGAAGGAGACATTGAAGGAATTACAGAAACACAATTGGACCTCTTTGTTAAATCACGAATCAACATCTGCTTACGAAACCTTGGATACAAAAACCTNTATGAGGTAACATACAACCCTATTGGTGAGTACTTCTACAAGAGTGTTAATGGATATAGTATGAATGATTTCTTTGTATCAGTAGGTAATCAGTATGAAAGATCGTGGACTGGAGAAGGATTTACCTTTTGATCCTTCAGGATTTCCTGTAAAGAAACAAAAAGTATTTATGGATGATGGTAGGATCTTTATNAAAGAGACTATCTATCAACCAACAGATACTAAATTTAACAATTATGTAATTGATTGGGTAGAAATACCCTCTCAGATTGATCCTAAGCCTCACAGTGAGAAGAACTCTAGGGTGTACATAGGTAAGTATGCATCTTGGTATTACGAACGGTGTGGCTGCTATGTGAAGGTCAATCAAACTTGTGCTCATGGGAGTGAAGACAGTTGAGTATTTATAATAAACTATCAGAAGAAAGAAAGAAGCTACAAGCAGATGGTGAATGCCCAGAATGGTACACGACTGGAGGGTATCAACTCTTTAAGGAAAAGTATTCATACCCTGAAGGTACAACTCCTAAGCAACAATACAGACGTATAGCAGATACACTCTCAGTACATACAGATAACCCTCATGAATGGAAGGAGAAGTTCTTTGAATTGTTGTGGAAAGGATGGTTGTCCCCATCAACGCCTGTTCTTGCAAATGTTGGAACGACTAGAGGACTTCCCGTGTCTTGCGCTGGATCATACATTGGGGACAGTGTTGACTCAATCTATTCCGCCAAAAGAGAAGTGGCTGCTCTTACAAAACAAGGATTCGGTACTGCATCATACCTTGGAGATCTTAGACCACGAGGTACTGCGATTAGTGTCGGAGGGAAAGCTTCAGGAACTCTTCCAATCTTAAAAGGTTTCCAACATGATATGGAGTATGTTGCTCAAGGGACATCACGTAGAGGTTCTTGGGCAGGTTACATACCTATTGAACATGGAGACTTCTATGAAGTGTGTGAGGACTTACAACACAATCCTGATGGGAATAACATTGGATGGTGTATCTCACAAGACTTTATTGATAAGATGGGTAATGGTGATCAAGATTGTATTGATCGATACAAGAAAGCAATGCACACTAAAATGCTAACTGGTAAGGGTTACTTCTTCTTCCCAGATAAAGCAAATGCTAAACGTCCTGAGTGGTATGTTAAGCAAGGGTTAGATATTAAAGCACCACAATTATGTGCTGAGATTATGTTACACAGTTCAGAAGAATACACATATACCTGTGTATTATCTTCAATGAACCTAGCAACATATGATGAATGGGAAGAAACAGATGCTATATTTAATGCTACTGTATTCCTAGACTGTGTATGCCAAGAGTTCTTAGAGAGGAGTAAGAATCTTCCGGGACTTGAGAAAGCATGGTCATTTACAAAGAAGAGTAGAGCATTGGGATTAGGAGTCTGCGGATTCCACACTGCACTACAACAACGCAACATCGTATATGGTTCATTTGAATCAATGATGTTTAACAACAAAGTATTTAAGGAGTTAGACGATGGATCTAAACGAGCTAGCAAATGGTTATCGGAAACTTGGGGAGAGCCTCAGTGGATGCAAGGGTATGGAATGGCTAACACCCACAGGATTGCCGTGGCTCCAACAAAATCTACAGCCCTCATCATGGGAGGAATCTCTGAAGGGATTAACCCTGACACAGCAATGGTATACACTCAACGTACAGCTGCAGGAGAAGTCGATCGAATTAATCCAACACTATATCGACTCATGCAAGAACGTGGAGTCTACAACAAAAGAACAGTAGAACGTATCCGTGATAACATGGGTAGTGTTCAAGAGGAAGAGTGGTTAGATGATCATGAGAAAGAAGTATTCCGTACAGCCTTTGAAATCCCACAGAAGTCAGTGGTTCAAATGGCTTCTGCAAGAGCGAAGTACATTGATCAGTGGCAAAGTCTTAACCTGTTCTTTAGCGCAGAGGAAGACGAATCCTATATCAATGAGGTACACAAGGAAGCTTTCTTAGATCCTAACATTCTTGCTCTGTACTATGTGTATAGTAAAGCAGGAGTCCAAGCAAGTAAGGATGAATGCATGGCTTGCCAATAGGAGTAAGTATGAGTGGAATGGACGATAGCGACAATACTTCAATTACTGCAAGTACTACTCTTCTCCGGATTGCTTCTCACCTCTTATCTGACGGTACAGATAATGTGGAGGCAACACAGCGAAGAGGTGAAGAACTTGAAGCTGAAGCGGAACAACTTAGAGTTAGAGGTGAACAACTTGCAGTTAGAGTTGAAGCTCGCCAGACAGACAATCATGGAAATGAAGATGGAGATGGTGAATGAAAGTCAAGATGAGTAAGTACACTGACTCTGGGCAAGAAGTTA